ATGGATCGAACTGGGGTTCCGGTCTTCAATAAATGGCTTCAGGCAGGTCGTCGTGGCACTGGCTCGGTAGAGGCGGCTAACTTCGATGCGGCCAATAATTCCTTTGTGGAGGAATATGCCAAGGTCATGACGGGATCTACGGGGGGTGCGGCGGCGACGGATTCGGCTCGACAGCGCGCGCACGAGCTTCTGGATACCTCTATGACGCCAGAACAATACCGTTCTAACGTGGACATCCTAAAAAAGGAAATGGCTAATCGTGTTCAATCCTTCCGAGAGCAGGCCGAAGAAACGGAAGGTCGTATTCGGGATACAGGCAAGAAACCTGATTCGGGTACTTCGCAAGCCAAAACTGTACATTGGGATGACCTGCAATGAGCATGGACGTCACCCTTCCGGATGGTACGGTCATCAAGGGCGTCCCTGACGGGACGACGCGGGAACAGCTTGCGCAGAAATTGGTGGCCAAAGGCTTCAAAGTTCCCGATTCCTGGCTGGCCAAGAAGCGTTTTGCACCTGGGACGCCGGAATTCGAGGCGGCCTACCAGAAGAAACAGGATGAAATAGTCGCCGGCATGTCGATGGGCGAGCGTTTGGCCGCTGGTGCGGGCAAAGCCGTCTATGACACTGGCCGAGGCTTGGGCCAAATTCTCGGCAAGGTATCGAAGGAAGATGTAGCGAAGGCGCGTGAGCAAGATCAAGCCTTGATGCGCACCAAGGCCGGGATAACCGGTAATGTTCTGGGTTATGTGGGAGAGGCTGTACCTGCCGCATTGCTTGCACCGGAGGCGACAGGCGCGGCTGGCACGGTAGGCACGGCTCTTCTTCCACGACTCATCGCTGGCGGTCTTTCTGGTGGCGCTCAGGGCTATGCCTCACCTTATGCTTCGCAGGGTGAGCACATCACTAATACGCTGGTAGGCGCTGGACTCGGAGCGGCCATTCCGGGCGCTGGCGCTGCCACCTCGAATGTCATGCGTGGTCTGGCTTCTCCTGAAGCTAGAACTCTCCTGGAGGCCGGAGTACGCCTCACCCCTGGTCAGATGCTTGGTGGTATGGCGCGACGTGCTGAAGACGCTGCTATGAGCCTTCCGGTGGTGGGTTCAGCCATCCGCAATGCCCAGCGTCGTGCGATCGAGGATTTCAACCTAGCCAGTGTGGAGAAAGCCCTGCAACCGATTGGGGCCAAGCTCGGCAAAGGTGTCGAGGCAGGCTATGACGCCATCGAGCAGGGACGTAAGGCGATTACTTCGGCCTATGACAAGGTGCTAGGTCAAATGAAAGGCCGTGTGGATAGCACATTGACCAACAAGATCGCCGGCACATTGACCAGTCACGTCAATACGTTGCCGGACAATCTGGCCCGCAAGTTGATGCAGACGGTTGATGAGGATGTTCTGCAGAAGCTTGGGAAAGGCCAATGGGTCGGTGGCAAGGAAGTAAAGGAAGTGATCTCTAATCTTGGCAATGAGGTTCGTTCTGCACAGCAATCGATTGATCCGGCTTATCGCCAACTTGGTAAGGCATTTCAGTCCATCCAGAACGATGTCAAGGACATGCTGAAGCGTAGCAATCCAAAGGAAATGGGCGAGGAATTGGCGAATGCCGATGCTGCACATGCTCGCATGCTTCGCGTGGAGAATGCAGCGTCGCGTGTGGGTGCGGATGAAGGGAAATTCACTGCCGCACAGCTCCGTTCGGCCGTTCGCGCGGAGGATTCCAGCTACAAAAAGCGCGGTTTCAGTCAGGGTAATGCCCTACTTCAGGATTGGGCCGATGCTGGCAAGAATGTCTTGCCACAGAAGGTTCCGGATAGTGGGACTGCGGAACGTCTGCGCCTGCTAGATACTGCCGCCATGCTTGTACCTGGCTTGGCGGCGCATGCCGCCTATAGCGCCCCTAGCCGATTTTTGATGGAAAGAGCACTAGCCCCCCGTCCTAACCCAGTATCGAACTATCTGGCTAACTTAGCTCAGCAGCGTCTAGGGAATCCGGCGAATGCTCTGGTGGGTCGTGCATTTGCTCCGCAGCCAATGCCACAACCAGCGCCGCAGGTCCAGCAGCAGTAAGCGTTTCAGAAAGGATTCGCGCATATGGGTCCATGCATAGATGTGCAGTGCCTGGATGCCATGAAGCACCAGTAAGACGATGATGTAAGCAATGCACCGTTCCAGCATGGAGACCAGTATATGCCATCCAAATCGAAAGCCCAGAACCGCATGATGCATGCGGTGGCGCATGACAAGAAGCTAGGTCAACGTCTAGGCGTCCCTCAAAAGGTCGCCAAAGAGTATGTGAAGGCTGACGCGGGCCGGAAAATCAAGAAACTACCGCTTCACGTCAAAAAGTCGAAGAAACACTAATGCGCGTTCTCCTGATCGATACAGACCGTTGCGGCCTGGATTTCGCTTGGCGCTGTGTCGAGGCGGGCCATGACGTGCGTTGGTATAACCGGGATAAAGAGGGAAATAGCTTCAAGGATGGCAAAGGATTTCCAGGTATCCAGCATATCGACGATTGGAAACCTTCTATGAAATGGGCCAAGGATGGACTCATCTGGCTATCGTCCAACGCGATGTTCATCAAGGATATGGACGAGTGGAAAAAGCATGGATATCCCATCTTCGCGCCTTCACAAGCCGCCGCAGATCTAGAGATCAAGCGCGCAAAAGGCATGCGATTGCTTGAAAAGATGGGACTTCTAGTGCCAGCTTATCACACCTTCAATTCTCTTAAAGAGGCTGAGAATTTTGCGCGTAAATCTGATCAAGCCTATGTATTCAAGACCATGGGCGATAACGAGGACAAGAGCCTTTCATATGTGGCTAAAACGCCAGCTGATTTGGTTGGCCGCATCCAAAGATGGATGAAGCTCGGTTTGAATCCTAAAGGTCAGGTAATGCTGCAGGAGAAAATCGATGGATACGAAATGGGTGTTTCTTGTTGGTTTGGTCCGGAAGGTCCGTTGCCGAATAAGTGGAACATCAATTTCGAGCACAAAAAGCTCATGCCAGGAAATTACGGACCCAACACCGGAGAGATGGGTACGGTCATCCAGTATTGCCGCGATGAAAAGATGGCCGATGAATTGTTCACGCCTGAACTCGTCAAACACTTGATCGAGATCGGTCATATTGGCGATATCGACCTCAATTGCATCATTGAAAAAGGAAGTGGAAAGATCTACCCCCTTGAATTCACATGCCGGCCAGGATGGCCTTACGACTGGATTGCCTCTGACCTGCATAAGGGCGATCCCGTGGAATGGATGCGTGACCTCTTAGAAGGTCATGACACCCTAAAGGTTTCTTATGACGTTGGTATCGGTGAAGTCGTGGCGATTCCACCATTTCCGCGTGATGATTGCGACGAAGCCGAATGCATGGACTTGCCCATTGAGATACCGAATAGATGGGATCGTATACACCCTGTCTGCATGCAGATCGAGAAAGGACCTTCCATGAAAGATGGAAAAGTCGTAGAAGCCGATATTTTCACCACATCCGGCAACTATGTACTTGTCGCTACGGGTATGGGTGAAACCGTCAAACAGGCCAAGGAAGCGGTAGATAAAGTGATCAAGAAGGTAAATGTCTCGAACATGATGGTTCGCAACGACATTGGCGACAATTTGGAAGAATGTTTACCGGAACTCCATAAAATGGGATTCGCAACCTCGATGGAGTATGACCTATGACTGGCCCCCTCACCCCCAGCGTACCTCCCAAGCTCAAGTTCTTTATTCCCGGAACGACCAATGTGGCATCGGGTGCAAAGCTCTTTACCTATGCGGCAGGTACTACGACCAAGCAGGCTACATACTCGACCTCGACCGGTACGCCCAACACCAATCCGATCATCTTAGATGCGAACGGCGAGTGTGTGTGCTATCTGGATTCGAATCTGGAATACGACTTCTGGTTCTGTCCATCGACGGATACCGATCCTCCTACCAATCCCTATTGGACGGTTGGAAGTGTCGGCTTTGGAAATATGATCAATGGCCTTGCGCCATTGAATAGCCCAGCCTTCACAGGAACACCAACCGCTCCTACTGCAACGGTCGGCGATAGCAGCACTGACATTGCTAATACGCAATTTGTTCAGACTGCTATAACGAATGCCTTTTCCAACAATCCGACTGTGCCCACTCCAAGCGCTGGAGATTACAGCACCAAGATTGCCACAACTGCCTTTGTTGGCAATGAGATCAATAAAGCCGGTCAGATGGTGGTATTTGCCAATTCTGGTACATGGAACGTTCCAACGAATGTCAAATGGGCCAAATTCCGCATTTGGGGTCCTGGCGGCGGCGGCGGCGGCGGATCAGCGGGTAATGTAGGTTCAGGTGGTGGCGGCGGCGGTTATGCTGAAGGATGGATATCGCTAGGGTCGAACACATCCTTGGCTATTGTTATAGGAACGCCTGGATCAGGTGGCGCTGCTGGTAATGCAGGAACCGCTGGTACAGCCTCTACGGTCGCCGCATTAGGCATTACAGCAAACGGTGGTGGTGGTGGTGCTGGTAATGGCGGCACACCAGGCGCAGGCGGATCAGCGTCCGGACTTACCTTCACATGGAATGGCGGTGGAGGTGGAACAACTGTTAATCAGTCGGCTGGCATCGATGCGGCTGGCGGAGGATCTTGGGGAACTGTTGGCGTAGGCATCATTGACGCATTCGGTCCTGGTTGCGGAGGCGCTGGAAAATACAACAGTACTGGGGGAAATGCCGGACCTGGACTTTGCATCATCGAATGGCTTGCTCCATGACCATCAATCCAACTCTTCCTATTCAGCAGCAACCGGTCATTGGCAATGATGGAAGGATGACGCTACCGTGGTATCGGTACTTCCATGACCAGAATCAAGCGGCATCGGGTTTTGTCACGATTCCCGGCGGGACCATTCTTGGTAACAGTGGTGCTTCGAGTGCCTACCCTGGACCATTGACTATAGGTAGTGGTCTATCGCTCGCCAATGGAGTCCTAAGCTCGACCATCACAGGCGGATCGGTTACCTCCGTAGGATTGGCTGTAAGTGCACCTTTTACGGTCACCAATACCCCCATTACTACATCGGGAACAATCAGCCTGAATGTATCTATCCAGCCTGCCAATGAAGTATGGGCAGGTCCGACATCCGGTGCATCAGCTATACCCACTTTTAGGCCATTAGTGGAAGCAGATATTCCTCCACTTCCTTATGTGACATCCGTAGGACTGTCTGCTCCATCCATTTTCTCCGTTACCGGATCTCCCGTAACAAGTTCCGGAACACTAACTTTTTCACTAAACACGCAAGCATCTAATTTGGTGTGGGCAGGTCCATCCAGTGGATCGGCAGCGACTCCTTCTTTTCGATCATTGGTTGCGGCGGATATTCCGTCCCTTCCTTACATCAGCAGTACATCGACTCAAAATGCCAATACCTTTCTGTCCGGTCCTTCTTCAGGTGCGGCAGCGTCCCCTACGTTTAGAACGATGGTTCTCGCAGACTTACCATCGATTGCCGCTTCCACCTTATTAGGTAATCCTTCGGCCAGTTCGTCTACCCCAACTACCATAACGATTGGTTCTGGATTATCTCTTTCTACGGGAGGCGTTCTTTCGTCTACAGCCTTTTCTAATCAAAATGCGAATCTGATTTTTGCCGGTCCTTCCAGCGGTTCCGCATCCGCACCTGCATTCCGTTCCATGGTGCTTGCAGATCTACCCTCAATTGCCAGTCAGACCCTTTTAGGAAATCCTGCGTCAATATCAGGAACTCCCACTACCATCACCATCGGTGCAAACCTCAATCTTTCTACTAGCGGCGTTCTAAGTGCCACCGGTAGCGGAGGTGGTGGAGTTACATCAGTAGGATTATCTGCTCCTGCCGATTACACGGTATCTGGTTCTCCGGTTACCGGATCTGGAACGCTGACATTTGCATATGTTACACAAAGCGCTAATGTGGTACATGCAGGTCCTACATCCGGCTCTGCCGCGACTCCAACTTGGAGAACACTAGTTTTAGCTGACCTTCCTTCGTCGGTTTGGAGCAATAGCAATCTACCTCATCCTGTTGATTGTACTACTTCCAATTTCATACATCTCGATTGGGCTAATCATGCAGCAAGCCAGGTGGGACTTACCGTAGATTCAACCTATCAGGGTTATCTATGGCATTCTGGAAATTTTAATCCAAACAATTATCTGTTGCTTACCGGTGGAACGCTTACAAATTCATTGACTATAAATATGGGGTCTCTTGGAACTAGCGCAGGATCATATGCTGTTCCTCTTATATTCACTTCTACAACTAGCAATACAGACCAAATTATATTCCAGCACAACCGTTCTACTGCAGGAACGTCTTGGGATACTTGTAATTACCAAATATATAGAAAGGTTGATACTACCCAACAAGGATTTGTTCAATTCGGAGAGCAGAATTCTGGATATGGTCTTGCATTCGGATCAGGTTCTAATATTTATGGTTCTATGTATGGAACTGGAACTACCGCCGGACTATGGAATCTTTATTGTCTTCAAGTAACCAATCATCTTAGTTCTTATGGTTCTCAAGGAAGTTATATTACGTGGAACCAAACCTCCGGCGGCGGAGAGATGGATTTCATCTGCAACCAAGGTGGAGGAACTGGTGGTTTCAAGTGGTATAACACATCTGGTGCAGGTACTACTCTTAACAATATAGCTACGTTGGATAACTCTGGAAACCTAACTGTATCAGGATCTATTTCTGGTCAAGCAATTTCCGGAACAACCGGAACATTCTCCGGAAATATAAACGCTAATAGCGGGACAATTGCTAGCACGCAAAACTCTATAATTATTCAGTCAAACGCAAACAATACAGGTAGCCCAGTAACAATTTGTGAGTTTATAGGCATTAGATATGCTGGATCTGGAGTTGCTGTTCAGACAACAACATTCATTCCTATATCTGACAACCTTGTTTCTAATGGAATTAACAGTGCTAGATGGACGGCTGTTTATGCAGTAAATGGAACCATACAAACATCAGATGAACATGAGAAGACTCCTCTTGTTTCACTTAGTGATGCAGAACTTAGTGCTTCAAATCGAATTCTAGACACTATTGGTGTTTACCGATGGTTGAAGGATGTCGAAGAAAAAGGCGAAAAAGCTAAGCATCATATCGGCGTCATCGCGCAGAAGGTATGTGCCATCTTCGATGAGGAGGGACTTAATTGGGTGAAATACGGCATGATCACCTTTGAAGATGATCGCTACGGCATTAACTACGCCCAGCTAAACGTCTTCTTGAGCGCTGGACTACACTCGCGCCTGAAGCGTATCGAAGCCGACATGGGATTATGAGCATGGATTACCTACAGCATCTTGCCGAATGGGCCACCGAGGGTGTTCTAGCTCTCGTTGTAATTGGACAGATTCGCCTTTGGTTGGCGCATTTCAAGCTTCGAGAGGAAATGGCAAAAGAATACGTAAAAAAAGATGAGGTTGTTAAGAGTTTCGAAAAGGTCGATGTTCAAATGGACGAGTTGCGCAAGACAACGACGCGCATCCTCGAACTCGTAGCCGAAATCAGGGGTAGATCCAATGTCCACGGAATCAGCGGCTGAAACGAATCTTCAGGATGAGTTGCGCTCTGAGCTTGACCGTCTTGAAAAGCTATTGCCTCCACGAAGGCAGAGCAGTGGAAACGCCACCATCAATGTCCATGCAGGTGGCATTGGCATGTGGATTTCCACGACATGCTGTGCCGTGATGTTTGTTCTCGGCATCGCCATGGCAGTTATCGGTGGCATTGCCTATACCAGCACACAGCAACGTCTAGACCGCATGCAAGACTACATCTCGGCTATCTACATGATGGCTCCCAATCTCAAGCCAAAGGAACAGAAACCATGAGCGTAACGCCCGACACAATCATCATTATCACGCCTCCACCACATGCGGTCACTGCTCTGCGTACCAAGCAGAATGATTGGGAAGGTGTTCGAACGCTTCCTTATGACGATGCCACTGGTCAACAGATCAAACAGAGCACATACGTGAATGGCAATCCATCGATCGGTGTGGGGCGAAATCTCAACAAGCCTCTTTCACCGGAAGCTATCGATTTCCTGTGGAATGAAGACTTCCAGGAAGCACTTGCCGGAGCCAACAGATTCGTATGGTTCAAAGGACTGGATGAAGCGCGCCAGCTTGCCACCATCGATATGGTGTTCAATCTCGGATACCAGAAGTTGAGCACCTTCCAGCAGTTCCTTGGCTTCATGGAGAAAGGCCAATACGCCGACGCTGCGGACGACTTGGAAACCACAGCGTGGTATCACCAGGTGGGACGTCGAGCAGTCTTTCTTACCAATGTCATTCGAACGGGGGTATGGACGTAATGGATATCACAGGTATTGGCGAAGTGGCCACTGCGGCCAAGGGTATCCTGGGAATGATCTTCCCGGATAAGACTGAACAGGAGAAGGCACAACTAGCTGCATCGCTTGCGCTTATCCAAGCACAGACGGATATCGATAAGGCAGAAGCGCAATCAACCGATCCGCTACAACATTGGCGCGGTGGTCTTGGCTGGGTGTGCGCCTTCGGCTACGCGTACAACTTTGTCATACAGCCTCTTATGGTGAATGTGGGTGACATCTTCGGCCACCCTATTCCACTCCATCCGCTTAACATTGCGGAACTTTCCACTATCACACTCGGGATGCTTGGCCTTGGTGCCATGCACGTCACCGAACGCATCAAGGGAGCTTCCTAATGCATCCGTTACGTCGATTATTTCATTCCACACTCGTATGCGTCCTTGTCGTCATACTTGGGTTGGTCTGTCATTCCGCTTATGCGCAGAACAACAACAATGTCACTTATGCGAGGCCTTATACCGGAGGTGGACCTACTCCCTATAGCGTCACTGGTCCATACGGTAATGCTTTGCCGGCGGTGTATTTGGTAGATCCGGTCACCGGTAATCCTATTACGCCGGCCGGTACACCTACAGGAGGGGGAAGCTCCAATCCTGCCGGTTTGACCAATAATGGTTCGGTAGGCACGACGTCAACCACCATCGCCGCCGCTGGCACCTACCCGCACTGGTTCACCATTCAGAACACGTCGACCAATGGCAACACGCTTTACGTTCGTCTGGACGGTGCAGCGGCTACCGGAACAGCATTCCCGATTGCGCCTGGCGGTGCGCTGACCGTTCCATCGGGCCTTAGTACGGCAGTAACAGCGGTCGGTTCAGCAGCGACCACCCTCTACACCATCGTTGGGTACTGATATGCGCAAGCTATTCCTCGCCATTCTATTGCTTGTTCCAGTGGTCGCATGGGGCCAGTACCTTCCGCCGCCCTTCCAGCTCGTCACAGCACGTGTTACGACCGGAACCGCAGTCAATGCCAATCTACCCAGCTCAACGGTGTACGCCGTTCCATCTGGCGCTGGTGGCCTCTATCGCATATCCGTGTATGCCGTGGAGACAGCCGCAGATGCCGCCTCATCGACACTCCCTAATGTGGGCATAGGATGGACCGACAACGACACCAGCACCGCGCTACAAGCCAGTACCGTCACTCCTACGAACACTGCTAATGCGGTGGGTGCTTTTGGTCAAGGGGTGCAGATTATCAACGCCAAAGCAGGCACAAACATCACCTATCTGACATCCAATTACGCGAGCGGAACGGCCGGTGCAATGACCTACGCTGTCCGAATACGGGTGGAGTACTTGCAATGACGAAGAAGCCGGCGCAATGCCGGCTTTTTTATTGGATGTCTTCATTCATCACAAGACAGTGCGCGTGCATTGCTTGTTCATACTTCAGTGGTGACGCACGGCGAAGAAAATAGGATGCTTCGCCTATGAAAATTTGGAATCGGCCATCCCATCCAAGACGATAGAGATCATTGTAGAAGTGTGATTTCTCATCTTCATTGAATGATCTCTCACATGTTCCTAAAGCTGCGATGAGATTTTTTTCGCCGAAGGTCATGTCGTCATCCCAAGATCTTGCAACTCCACCGCATCCACGCGCTCCAACAGCGTCTTTCGCATAGCCCTAAGCTTCACTGCACGCTCCTGCCGAGATTCACGCTCAAACGTCCACCATTCGCAGTACACGCGGCGGTTGAAGTCGCGACGGAACAGGCGATAGGTGATGCCGCTTTCTGTGGGGATGCGTGCCCAGGAGAAGCGTGAGTGAGGATTGGGGCCTTTGCGCTTCATACATCTCCCTTCGGCGACAGTGTTGCGCGGATGGCATAGCACTTCAAACACAGTTCACCGCCTTGGACGCGGCTATTACTTGCATCGACCCATTCATGTTCGCACGCACCCTTCGGCGACGGCGCGGCGGGTAATGGCATCCAGTGTGTAGCGGAATGCTCGCTTTCATTAATAAATCCGCCATCCCATGATTGCCAGTGGGCATCGAAATCATCGCCATCCCAATTGTTGACCATTTCTAGCGATATCCAATCACCTACTGTTACCCGATTACCGCAGGCAAGGATGATTGTTGTTCCATCCTTCGGCGCGGTATCGATAGTCTGCCAACCTTCCGGAATTTCCGGATAGTTCGTTGCCTCCATCTCATCGGCGATATCGCGGAGCACGTTAGCGGCTTCGTCTCTATAACGACCGCCGATGGAGTACTTAAGTCTCCAAGCAAGGTCCTTCAGTGCTTCAGGGGTGTGCTTGCGTTTGGCAGGCTCTGGGCATAAACCAAACCCATGGCAATTTGGGCATACTGAGCAATCATGTGGTGTACCGCATTTTTCACAGTAGTTACCCATGCTCTTTCTCCGATAGGACGGCTTCGAGGGCTTTTTGTATTCCTTCATAGTCGGCCTCTTGTCCGGTAAATTCCTCATATGCCGTGAGTGCAGCATCAATCATTTCATCTGATACTGTCGGAAGCGTGATGTTTGCAGACTCAAGAACTCGCCGCACAAAATATTCTGCATCGCCATAATGCGGAGAGTTACTATCGCTCCATGGCTGATAGCGCGAGTTGTTGTATCGGCATACCTTGTCAGCTATTGCCTTTACCAACTTCTCCGTCACCCCCACGCTAGGAGTGGGTGGGGCGGTGTAGAACTTCGTTCCAGTCTTGTAATCTGTCCAAGGCTTGTACCAGTCCAGCATCGGCCCGTATTCATCTACTCCGCGAAGGGACAGCACCGCCTCACCCTCGCGCTGCGCACTCTCCGCAACAACAGATAGGATGCGCCCCTCTTCATCCTGTCGGGTGACGGCAACGATCTGGCCGGCGTCGTCTTTAGTAACGACGATCTCACCATCGCGCTGCACGGATAGGTGGGCGTCAATGGCGTCGGCTGCCGAACCGTATGCTTCGCGTAGAGGTGGGATAAGGTCATGCTGTTTCTCCAACCTACGCATCCAATCCCGCACGTCCTCCAACGTCATCGCCTTCTTCGTCGTGTCGGTCATGGTGCGTTCCCCGATAGCGCAGCTTCTACGGCGGCTCGCACGTCGGGGAGGAAGTCTTCCTCGTAGTCTGCGCCTGAAGCCCATCCATTTTGTTGCAGGGCTTCGGCTACGCGCTCTGCTAGCTCTTCCGTCACCTCCAAGTTGGGATGGGGTGGTGAGATGTAGAGAGGAACGTTTCGATGTGCCGTCGCGCGAGAATTTACCTCGACACGTCCAATGCCGCCGCCGTCATCGTGCAGCCGTTCCAGATCGTCAATAGATGTGAATGCCACCGCCTCACCCTCGCGCTGCGCGGCTAGGTGGGCGGAGATGGCATCGGCAGACTGGAGTAATAACTGAGGTCCTACAACTTTTGTCATGACAGCCCGAGCTTGCTCGATGCACTTCTCTCGCATGCCATGTCCTATCTCGTCTGCGATGGTCTTTGCTATTGCGTCTTCCATTTCGAGCAACGTCATCGCCTTCTTCGTCGTGTCGGGCATGTCATGCTCCAGCTTGCGCCAAGAGTTCATCGGCCATTTGTAAGCAAAGAAGTGCTAGCTGCGGCGTTTCCATATTGACCAATCCCCAGCCACATTGACTGTTATATGCAAATACACTAGGATTGGCACAAAAGCCCTGCATGATTCTTGCTGCAATCTCTAAACGTTCTGCATTCATACCTTCCTCCCTCCGTCACTTGGACATGGCGGCATCGATGGCTTCATGCACATCGCTTGCATAAATCGCTAGGCTTAGCCACGGCTCTACGCGTACATCTATTCCATGTGACTTGTAGTAATTGCCTGAACCTATATCCAAAATGACGGAAGCAAGGTTCTTGAATGAATCTCGAATAGCCTTTATTTCCACATCCCGTGATCTGGCGTTCCATGCGGCTTGCCAGCCACGCCATGCGTCGCCAGCGCTGCCATTCGCGTATTCACCCGTTTCATCCGCCCACTTCTCAAACGCTTCCCTGCACTCATTCTCGGATGTGGTCATTGGGTTTCTCCGGTGGCCTTGGCGATGGCTGCATCTACGTAGTCTGTATCGTGGTCTTCTTTGCGCAGGAATCTTCGGGCATATTTGAGCGCATACAAAAGATCAGGCGCAGCGGCTATGAGGCGGGCGTTGGCAATACGTTCGGTTTCGCCATTCTTGTCCGGCAACTGATACGTCACAGCGCAGACAGTCTGACCATCAGAGGTTACGTGATGTCCATATGTTTCTGGGCGCCCCGGAACTTGATGGACTGACCATGGTCCTTTCGTATGCTTACTCATGCTGAAAACCTCCTAGCCAATTCGTCATTAACCCTTGTTTATCCATACAGACTTGATGGTATCAGCGAGTGCATCCATTTCGTCCCATTTCTTTATCTTCCACATGGACCTATCTCCATGGATACCGCGAGGACCAGTATGGCACGCCTCACATAGCGGTATAACTAGCCAGTTCTCGGCGCGTTGTGACAAGCCTTGTCCTTCCCTGGCATGATGTAGCTGGACGCCGTAAACGCCACAGATAGCGCAGGGAAGCCTAGCAACACGATCCATGTATGCCTTCTCGGCCCTGGTGGTCACTTGTAGCGCTCCGCCAATTCATCATCTGATTCGCTGATTCCACGTGCAAGCTTGACCTTATGGCACCATTCTACCGGCTTGCAATCGAGATTTTGGGATGCCGGATCGTCGCCTATGTAGAAAGCCATGGTGATTGCATCCGTAGCATTGCTCTTTGTTAGCTCAAGGCTAGACCTGGACATATGTATGAAGCCGGGAGGGCCTTCACCCATATCAACGCTAGGCACAATCCTACAGCCAAGAATTACGCCAGATAGAAAGTGCCTCCAATCCTCTTTTGAGAAGCGAAATCCATGCCAATTTAGCTGTTCAAGATCGCCGCACGCGGCATTCAGCAATTTCTGCTGTGCGCGCGTCATCGGTTCGGAACCACGCTCTTTCCATGCGTTCATTTCGCGCCATGCTTCTTCAGGGCTGAACGGAACTTGCTATCAAACAGTGTCCACAGGGCCATCTTGGCCTCTGGCGGCAAGCCAAGTCTCTCCAGATATTCATGCGCGCCTTGCACATCCTCATCTTGCCAGTACTCAATGGCAGTCATAGCCATTTCCTGCAAGGCTTCCCTGGCGAATCCTACAGCTTCAGCCTGGGACCATACGCCATCAGTGGGGCGCCCTGCTGGCGGCTGTTCTGGCTCAGGATCGCCAGATCCTAGCCCGTCATCATCCATGCCCTTAGTAGCCTTTCCGATCACAGCAAGAAGCGTATACCGCTCAAGATACGTTACCGTTGATGCGGCCTGCTGTATGGAGTTCTTGAGGCCGCTATTGTCGGCAGGACCTGACATGGCGACTTCTTTAGAATGGCCGCGCGCATGGGTAAGAATGCATGTTACGGTGATCTTTGCGCCATCCTGATGAATAGTCCAATCATAGGAAAGACCATGCTTTCCAAGAACCGGATCAATCGCGTCCGTGACGTCAGACAGCTCGGCGTGATTGTAGCGCGTCCAGTCGCCAGAACGGGTTTGGAATTCGACCAGCTTGCGCTTGTAGATATCCGGTGACTCTGCCTTGAACGCCGCCATAGCGGCAATGAACGCCTTCTTGGCTTCATTGCGTTCCCATCGCTCCTGAAGATCCATCAGCTTTTCAAGCTGCGCGATATCTGCCCCTTTTTCCAGGGCGATTCGCAGAAGATCGACAGGCGTCAGGGATGCAGGCGCCAGATCCTGCTTATCGTTCAGTTTCTTTACGTTGCTCACGTGCATGCCTCCACTCAGTTGCCATCCAGCGGGCAGGGCCATTGTTATGCACCTTTTCGCGCCTCGCCCTCAAAAGTTCTTCAAGGTTCTTGATTAGTTCTTCATCGCTAAGTTCGCACATGTCCGTCTCACGCAGAGAGATTGTGATGATGAAATGCGATAGCCAGTCCGGCGACAACAACAATATCGATCAGGGTCAACCAGCCGAAGAACTTGCCGATCTGCGTCCAGTTGTCGGGCGGCTCGGGGGTCATTTTATTAAAGTTCCTTTCTCAATATTGAGAGTTAGAGATGCTCCACTTGGTCCATCCGGAGCCATGCATAGCCTTGCTCCATCGCATCCGCAATCCGGAAAGCAGCAGTAATTGAACATTGCTTCAGTGTTGCCATAATCATCTATATCTGAGTTGCATTCCGGACAATGCTGCCCAGCCATCTCTCGATGGTCCCAAGGAGTGCAGGTAATGGCGATCATGGGATTAGCACCAAGCAGATGCAAAGGCCGATGCCAACAATCATGCCCATCGCGAAGATGGCTAGCTGCTCGCAGCGATCCGTGACGGTCTTGCGGTTGAGGTAGCGACGAAGATTACCAACCACGATACATCTCCCTGTCATAGGCTTCCTGAGAAGCGCGTGCAGCACTCTCTTCAAGTTCCATGCGTAATTCACGCATGGCCTTGTTGAATTCCTTGAGTGTCATGCGACCTTCTTCCAAATCGCGCTCAAGCTCTTGTTCGGCCCGTTCATACCAATTAGGCATCATTCTTCTCCCCTTTTCGCATCATCGTTCAAGCGCCGCACGTACTGCATGTACTTGCGCTCCACGATCTTTTCGAGTTTCAGCCGCACATCGATGTCGCGCATAAGCTCGATCATCGAAGGAATCATCACTTCCTGCGGAATCGGCGTCTCTTCAATGTCGCCTTCCAAAACCATTGCGTAGTCAGTAGGTGCTATGTCGTCGATGATCGAGTTGAGATGCCGCACGTGCGCACGAAGATTGGCGTTCGCTGATTCAAGCTCCCGGATGCGCTTCTTGTCAGTAGCGATGATCTCGCGCGCCTGGTCCAATGCGCTGACTGCCTTCGATGCGTTGTGAGCTGCACAAGCCCCGGCCAAGGTACCAAGTGCTTGCTGCATGGTCGGATGTACGTGTTCATTGCTCATGGTATCTCTCGGTTGCGCTTCGAGACGGATTGCCCGTGATAGACCTCCATTCGAAGGTCTATGGCTGGCAATCAGCCGGACCCGTACCCGGACCCGTACCCGTACCCGGACCCGTACCCGGACCCGTACCCGTACCCGGACCCGGACCCGGACCCGTCCCCGGACCCGGACCCGGACCCGTCCCCGGACCCGGACCCGGACCCGGACCCGTACCCGTCCCCGGACCCGTACCCGTCCCCGGACCCGTCCCCGGACCCGGACCCGGACCCGGACCCGTCCCCGGACCCGTACCCGGACCCGATCAAAGTCCGATGAGGACTACCGATCATTTTTCGATTAAGCGCCATGGATGGATTCCTTCGCGTTGTCAGAAGTGGGAATGACCTCAATTGTTCCGAGCAACATATGTTCCGGAACAATGACGTCTACTTTGCTTTCGTGGCGATGGATGCCATGCACCGCTACGCCGGAAAGTGCCACACCCTGCGTGGCCTTCCATTTCCACAATCGGCGTGAATCCTTGAGCACGACGATATCGCCATCCTGGCTGACCAATTCACCAGCATGCACGCCAGCGGAATAGGTGCGGACGATGACATACTTACCGATGAAAGGTGAAGGCTTCGATGCGGCCACATTACCGAACAGTGCAGCCAATTCGCGAGCCTGACCGATCGTGAGAGAGTTGATATCCATCTGATTTCCTTAGTGAGTTGTGGATCGAGCGGATCGCCCGCACATACCGCCACCAGGTAACAGGTAGCGGCATGGGTGGAAAATCAATATAGAGCTTTCCTGCGTTGTCTGGCTGCTTTACTGGCATTCCTTGCGCATGTAATACAGACGCGCTCTCCTCTTCCATTTAATCGTACATTTTTGCCAGTAAGCAAATGACCTTGCGCACAATGTGTACGTTTTTGCTCCTGGTGTCTTCCCTTAGCTGTCATATCCAAACTGTTTTCGCGTGGTGTTCCAAGAAAAAGGTGATTGGGGTTCACACACGCAGGGGTATCGCATTTGTGGCACACTAACAGACCATGTGGAATTGGACCATTTGCAAGCGTCCATGAAAGCCTATGCGCTTGCCACGACTTTCCATGATGTCCTGCCACACCATACCCACGATGGTTCCATGGTCCAGTCCAGAGCCAGCATCCAGTTTCTGGAACAGGCGTGACTCGCGTGTCATTTACGAAATCACCATTAAAAGCGCGGACCATCTTCATTTCCTCAATGCTGGCCGTCTGTGACGGTGGAATTCAGTTCTGCAATGCGTGCGCGTACAGCATCAGCCACGCGGCGGTTTTTAGATGCGCGCCCAGTTGCAGCGGTCTCGACGAAAACGTGATCGCTGTTCGGGTAGGTTTTCGCATACCAGCTACCGCCTTGTTTGGTCGGCGCGGATGGGAATTTGATCAACCAGCGCGTACACACTGATGACTCGCTTAGCTTCGTAACTTCGATTTTCTGTTTATGGCGCATGGCATCGTCTCAATGCTGGCCGTCCGTGGCCGTGGATGGTTATGCGACTTTAACATCAGTCAGAAACAAGTACTCACAACCCGGTGAATTGAGTTCGATAAGCGCCTGCAAGCCGATTTCGGCGGTCTTATTGAGAACGTCATCGCGGGATGCGTATGCGTATGCGGCCTCGGCCGATAAGGATGCGGCCTCGGCGACTGCGTCGGCGGCTGCGAGGTCGCATCCGTCTTTGGCTTTGGTTTTGGCTTCATCGGCGAATGCGACTGCGCGCACAGCGGCGTATGTGGCTGCGCATGCGTCGTCGGCGTCGTCGGCAGCTCTTGCTACATCACGAGCATTTCTTGTCGCCTCTTCGGTCCCTTCCTGCTCGCACCATTTAGCTGCTCTCTCCAGCGCTTCGGCATGGCTCGGAACACACTTGGCCGCAGAACGAAGCGCGATGGGAATAATCTGGCGGATTGTTTGTTCTGTAACGATGTGGGCAAATGCCCTTTGGTTGATCGAGTTACTACCTAGCTGCGCGATTGCCAGTTTTCGCATCCCGTTAGCGCGAGCGGTTCTGGATGACCATCTAGAGTCATTTAGCCTAATTTTGAAGCGGCGAACGGCTTCGCCGACGCATGTTGGCCGATCAGAATGCGGAAGGCCCATGGCGTAGCACACAGCGGCTTCTACGCACATTTTTCCTGGCACGGGTTCGCCCAGTCCGTAACTCAATCCAGCGTCAACGGTTTCCAGCACTTTGCGGGCCAGTGATTCAGAGACAGCGAAATCGTTCATGTTTGTTTCCTCAATGTTGGCCGTTCGTGGCCGTTGGCGATGAGCAAAAGTTAGCGATAGGAAACCATCTTGTCAATACCCTACAGGAAACTTTTTGTCGCTTGACAAGAATCGGGTAGGAAACCTATATTCCGCCCCATGACAAACCTAACGCCTCAGATCGCTATTGCACGCCTCGTTGAGCGCGGCTGGAAACGCATCCAGATCGCCGCCGATATTGGGGTCGCCAAAGGAACCATCAGCAAGATTGAGGCCGGCGCGATGAATCCATCGTTCGTCATCGGCCAGAAGCTGGTCAATCTTGCCAATTCGCGCCGCAAACCGCCCAGGCCGGAGAAAGCTGCATGAACACTGCGCCCACGGATTCCCACGAAATTCCCTATGTTCCCGCCGAGCCTCAGATGGTCGAGCGCATCCGCGAGGCCCTGGCTAAGCGCAAGTACGAGCAGATGATGGAAGACGCCCAGTTCTTGCCTGGCGTCATCGTCGATACTGCTGCCTGATACCCTTTTACCTGGCACCCCCTAGCCGTAGCTGATCCCTGCGGCGAAAACCGACCCTGCGGCCGGGGGATGCCACCTTCTCAGGGATCACAAATCAGGGGACTTCTGTGCAATCCGTTGCCATCCTTTTTGCTCGACGAGACAGCGTTTACAAGACGTTGGCGGGGTGTGACGTGTATGACTTTGATCGGAATGCGCGGTCTTTTCGCGGAGGCGTTCCAGTCGTAGCCCATCCCCCATGCCGAGGTTGGGGAAAGCTCTATTACTTTGCGAAGCCAATTCGAGGGGAAAAGGAATTGGGTATATGGGCCGTCCATGTGGTTCGGAAGTGTGGCGGTGTGCTTGAACATCCCTCCCACTCGAAGCTGTGGAAAGTATGTGATATGCCTAAGCCAGGTCATTTTGATGTCCACGGTGGCTTTACTTTCGCTGTTTCCCAGCATTGGTGGGGGCATCGCGCTACGAAGCTCACTTGGTTGTACGTGGTCGGCCTTCATCCTTCTGAATTTCCCCCAATTCCCATGACCTTAGGTGAAGGAACGCACGTCATTGCGCAATCCAGAGTTAAACGAAAGGATGGAATCCGACTCCGCAAGGGAATGGTAGGTTGGCGCCCTGAGGTAAGCAAAGCTGAGCGCGAGCACACTCCGCAAGCATTTGCTGAGTGGTTGGTGGAATTGGCCAGGAGGTGCGCCCATGGCTGATGGACCGCAAAAGAAAGGCCGTTACCGCAAGGTTGAAGTTCGCACATGGGGTGATGACAAGTTCCGGCGCTTGAGCCGCCTTCCACCGTCTGGCAAAGGGCTTTGGCTGTTCCTCATCACTGGCCCGCATACGAGCCCTATCCCCGGCCTTTTCCGGGCCGGCCGCGCAGGCATGGCCGAAGAACTTGGATGGGAGCTGGAAGCCTTCGATCAAGCCTTCGCCGAAGTCTTCCGTGAAGGCATGGCTGAAGCCGATTGGGAAGCCCGTGTTTTGTGGCTCCCAAATGCCCTAAAACACAACCTTCCGGAGAGTCCAAATGTGGTGCTTTCTTGGGGTCATGAGTGGGATGTGCTGCCAGAGTGCGATTTGAAGGCCAAAGCGCATAAGTCAATGCGATCAACCATTTGCAACAATTTTGGGGAGTCTTTCTTAAAGGCTTTCGACAAGGCTTTGCCTAAGCCTTCATGGAAGACTTCCGCTAAGGCTTCGCCTAATCAGGAACAGGAACAGGAACAGGAACAGGAACAGGAACAGGAACAGGAAAGAGCTAAGCCCCCTATATCCCCCAGCGCTCCGAACGGGCACGATCTTCTCGGTGACGATCTTGGCAAGGGGACCTCAACGGTCCGTAAACCGTCCAAGCTCGTGACCGCAGTCCTGCACGCCTACCATAGCGAGCTACCCCGGTGTCAGCGCGTCAACGTCGTGACGCCGAAACGTGAAAAGCGGATCCTAGCTGCGGATAAGCAGGCCAGGGCCGTATGCCAACAGCAGGGATGGGACTATTCGCCGGAAGGATTTTGGACGGCGTACTTCGGCGAGTGCGCGCAGGATGAGTGGATGCGGGGTGATCGCGCTAATCCGAACAACCCTGCGTGGAAACAGAACATCGGCGTGCTGTTGGAGGAAGAACGCTTCGCCAAGCTGATGGATAAGGTTATCGATCGTCTGCGGGGTGATGCATGAGCCTCAACGCCGAACATGCGGTGCTGGGTGCATGCCTGTGCAGCGCGGAAGCCTATTGGCGTGTTGCCGACATCCTCGTGCCCGAAGACTTCGCTGACGGTCGCCTAGCGAAGCTCTACGCGATGATTCGCGAACTGGCGCGCACGAACTCTGCGTTCGATGCCGTCACGATTACCGAGCTAGAACCACGCGTTCTTGGCCCCTTCGCACTCGATGTTGCGAACTCCGAAGGCTGGCGTGCGACGAACGTTCGAGCCTATGCCGAACTCGTCGTGCAGCAAGCGCAAGCACGACGCATCCAGATCGCCGGCCGACAGATTGCCCAGCTTTCCGGGCCTGACGCTCTCGTCGAAGCACAGCGCATCCTGGCGGCATGTGCACCGAGACACGCTGGTAGCGTCAAGCACATTCGCGAGTACCTTCGTGAGTCCACGGTAGAGCTTCAACGGCGCGTCAATGCAGATCAGGAACTCACTGGTATCCCCACAGGCTTGCCGGAGTTGGACGATCTCACGGATGGTCTGCAGCCTGGTGATCTCATCGTGCTAGCTGCACGTCCATCCGTCGGCAAGACTGCCAAGGCGATGCAGATCGCCATCAATGCGGCACGGCACAAAGTGCATACGATCGTGTTCTCGATGGAGATGACCGGAACACAGCTAACGGACCGTGTGCAAGCGCACGTAGCATGCGTCAATGCAACAGGTCTTCGCCGGCCGAAGCTTCTCAACAACGACGATTTTCGCCGGCTATTCGAAGCAAGCGCAGAGATCAACGCACTGCCAATCCAGATCGACCAAACACCCGCGCTCACTGTAGAGGCGATCTCTGCACGGGCTCGCCAAGTGCATGCAACATCGGGCTTAGGGCTGATCGTCATCGACTATCTCACGCTCATCACGCTACCGAAAGCACCAACCACCACGGAAGCCATCCAGATCGTCACGGGAGCGCTCAAGCGGCTAGCGAAAGAACTCAATGTCCCGCTTCTATGCCTGAGCCAACTCAATCGTGATGCTGATGGAAAACGTCCTACGCTCGCAGAACTTCGCGGCGGTGGATCCATCGAACAGGACGCTGATGTCGTGATGTTTCTGTGGCGTCCCAAAGAGCAAAAGCGCAACGAGCTAGTCTTGCTGTTGGACAAGCAACGCAACGGAGAAACCGGAAGCATTGCGCTTGATGCGGACTACGCACACATGCGATTCCTTCCACGCGATTACGTCGAAGTTGAACAACGTCAGCAAGGCTTCGGTAACTTCGGACGTAAGCCACCTTCATCCAATCCCTACCAGGAGTGAGTCATGCCAATCGTCAACAAAGCCAACTACGTCGAGTGTCCGTCGTGCAGGAAGTGGATGCATCGGCAAGACGTGAACGAAACAGTGATATCGAAGATTGATGGGATCAATGTTCCACAGCTTCACTACCAAGGCAATCGAGCCGCTATCTGCCAGGAGTGCTACGAGAGGGCGGATGGCGGTGCTGTTGTATTACAGAAGATAGAGCGACACTTGTACGACGCACAGGAAAAGGAATGGGTTTATCGACAAGCATGCAAATGTACACGCTGCGCGTCAATTACATCGCAAATTACTGCAGCACAAAAGCTGGACGATGCACGCAGATTGGCAGAACAGGCAAAACCGCTAGACGTGCCAGTCGCGCGCGCGAAATTGGAGATGCCTACTGAGACTGAAATACGGGCATTGATTTACGATATCGCTCAAGAAGGTTCGTTGCGCATTGCGCTTGGAAAGTTCGTCGAGCGCCGGAACGCGACGCTATGAACCCAATTACTTTAACGATCTTGGGCGAGCCAGCCTCTAAGGCCAATAGCCGTAAGATGGTTGTGATTGGCGGTAAACCGAGATTGGTTAAGAGCGAGAAAGCCTTGGCGTATGAGAAGGCCGCGCTTGCTCAGATCCCGCCTATTTGCCGGCAGCGTGTGTCTGATGATGTCTCCGTGACTCTGCGGATATTCTATGCAAGTGAACGTCCGGATTTGGATGAATCGTTAATTCTGGACATCTTACAGGACCGGTATAAAGGTGCTGGCCAAGCTAGGCATTTGGTTCAGAAGGGCGTGTATCAGAATGATCGTCAAGTGCGTGAGAAGCATGTGTACTGGGGAAAAGATAAGCACAATCCCCGTGCAGTTATCGAGGTGCGTTCTTTGAATCAAGAATCTCTACTCTGAGAGGTGATTTATGCCGTGGAGTTTAGCCGCAGTTTGTGCATCTATCGCAGCAGGACTGACATCAATCGATACAGCATCATCCATCGATCAAGCCAAATCTGCTAGGGATGCCGAAGAACAACTTAGGAGAGAGGGTGGCCATGTCAGGTATCCATCTCCGACGCCATTTCCTCGTAGTTCCTATAATCCTTCTCCATGCCCAACTCCTTCACCTGACTATGTGACGCCCATGATTACTGGAATGCTTATTGGCGAAGCTTTAAGCAGTCACTCACCATCATCGGATTTTTCATCTTCGTATACTGATTTCTCAGGTGGCGGTGGCGATTTTGGAGGCGGCGGTTGTTCTGGCTCGTGGTGAAATTATGGCCTGGCATACCGAACCACCTAAGGCCCAAGGCAGTTATTTGGCGATTGAGAAGCCATGGCGCCATATCGTCGTGGCCTACTACTGCCCTAGTATGTCTAGGCCATGGTCCATCCATGGAAGTTGGTACGACGAAGGAGCGGTAGAGGCTTGGGATTACTTGCCCGATTTGCCGCCTGCATCAGTTGACAAATGACCGTCCATTGCTATCCTTACTCCACGCCTCAGGACCTTCGTGCATCTCCCCCTTTGTCCGAACTTGAGCCGACCCCTGCCCATCGGTAGATGCGCGGGGGTTATTTTTTGTGTAAAGTCTGTCTAGAGCATTCCGCTCGACCCAATATCTCGCGAGGATAGGTCCATGAAGAAGGCATACGGCAAGGGTGGCGACAAGCGATCTTCCGCACCGCAGAACACGGCCACTGGTTCGGGTAGTCGCCCGATGGGAAGCAAGTTCAAGATTCCGACCAGTGAGCCGAAGAATGAACGGACTATGGAGCGGGCGCCGAAAGGCTGGTTGAAGTAATCGAACATCGGAGTTTTAACGGATTCCGGGCAGGCCTCGCCCCTCCTGAAACTGGGGCGAACATCTCCCGTTGAGGGTTACCAACAAACCAAAGTAGAACCTGAACAGTATGAGGCCCAAAGGTTCACCTAAAATAGGCGGTAGAGCCAAGGGGACGCCCAACAAGGCGACCCGAGACTTCAGGAATACCGTAACAGCCCTTTTGGAAGGTAACGCTCAGAACGTCTCCCAGTGGCTATCAGAGGTAGCTCTCGGAAAGCAGGCAATCGACAAAGAGGGCAATCCGCGCTTCGATGCTCAGGGTGAACCTGTCATGGTTCTTAAGCCCGACCCAGGCAAAGCTTTGGACCTCATGGCCAAGCTGGCTGAGTTCGCAGCTCCCAAGCTGGCCCGTGTGGAACACACTGGGGACCCGAATGCCCCCATTCAGACCGTCAACCGTATTGAGTTGGTAGCCCTCGATGGCAACCATCCAGATAGCGCTTCCTCCTAAGCTGATCCCTGTCTTTACAGGTGAGGCTGACTATCGAGGAGCCTATGGTGGGCGTGGATCAGCCAAGACCCGCACCTTTGCCAAGATGACCGCTGTGCGTGCACTCATGTGGGCGGAAGTTGGTATTCAAGGGGTAATCGTCTGTGGACGTGCTTACCAGAACTCCCTGAAAGAGTCTTCGCTGTCTGAAGTCAAGATGGCGATTCAGGAGGAACCAGCGCTATCGGCCAAGTTCGATATCGGCGAGGAATACGTTCGGACTAAGGACCGGCGTGTGTCATATGACTTCGTGGGTGTCAACGTTAAGCCCAAGAACATCAAATCCAAAGCGCGCATCCTGCTTTTTTGGGGAGATGAGGCGGAAGACATCATTGAGACCGCTTGGGAAGCTATCGTTAACACAGTGCGCGAGGACGGTTCAGAAATTTGGGTTACCTGGAATCCGGAGTTGATGAATAGCGCCACTGACTTGCGCTTCCGGGTCAATCCACCAGGTCGATCCAAAATCGTCCAGATCAACTGGAAGGACAATCCAGCTTTCCCAGCCACCCTTAATCGAAAGCGCCTGGAAGACCTTGAGAAGCGTCCGGATGACTATCCGCACATATGGGATGGAGCCTATCGCTTGGCTGTTAAGGGTGCGGTGTATGGCAAAGAGATCCGGGCGCTGCATGCCAATAACCAAATTTGCAAGGTTCCCTATGAAGCCATCAAGCCGGTCCACATGGCCTGGGACTTGGGATGGGGGGATGCTATGGCCATCGTCCTATGGCAGCAGGTTGGCTATGAGTACCGTATCCTGAACTACATTGAGGGTACGCACCGAACAGTGGCCAGCTATGCGCAGGAAGACCTGATGAAGCTGCCTTATACCTATGGTCACATCTACCTGCCGCATGACGGGCGGAACCGAAACATCATCAGCGGTACAAGTGCGGAAGAAGTCCTAAAGAGCCTATTCCCCAACTGCCAAGTGCATATTGTGGATGCTGTTGACGACGACACGCAGCATGCAGCAGTGCGCAATGTGTTCCCTAAGGCGGTATTCGATGAAGTCGGTACTCGCTCTCTGGTTGAGCGTCTGAGCCGCTACCGTTACCCCGTACACACCGATGGCAGCACTGGCCAGTCCCCAGTGCACGACGCTTCCAGCCATGGCGCTAAAGCCTTTGCATACATGGCAATGGGATACGATCGATCGCATGATCGACCTAAGATCAAAGTCGGTAATACTTCCGCTCCCTCAACCTCTTCCTGGATGGCTTTATGAACGAATCGGGTATTAAAACCTTCGGCCATATGTCTTACGTGATGGACTACAACGCCCGCACGGACATGGCCTGCTTCATTGGCTGGATCACGACACGAAGCCTGCTCACCCAATTCCTACGGAGCCTTCTGCATGAACCTGAAGCCCATCTATAACCGTCTGGTGGTAAAGCGTGATGATCGCCTGACGAAGACCGAGAGTGGCATCCTATTGGCTCTGAAGGAGACCAACGACCGCAATGAGCTGAAGCCGGAGGGTACGGTCCTGGCCATCGGTCATGACGTCCATGATGTGGCAGTGGGAAATCGTGTGATTTTCCGTAAGATGTCAGGTACAGAAGTCAAGGTGGATGGCCAGGATTTGCTGGTCATGACCGAGGACGACGTAATCGCCATCATCGCCTAAAGGGGAAGTGCTATGGCTAAGGTACGGTTTATCGATGGTCCGTTGAAGGGTTCGATGGGTGAGGTATCCGATAAGCATTACCGCTTGGTAACCGGATCATCCGTAGATGCCACTACAGAGGAAGGTGGCGTGATCAGGCATGTGCATTACATCGTGTCAGGGCGCATTAACGATATTCATCTAGTCAAGTTAGCTTGGACAGAGAAAGCGGCATGAATAGCTTAGAAAGCCTACTTCTTGAGTATAGGCAACAGGCGATAATCAAGCGAATCCATTACAAAAATGGCCTGTTTGACGGATTTATCGTAGGCCTGATATCAGGCGTCGCATGGACACTTTTTTGCCTATGGCTGCTGAAATAACCATCCGCCTGCAGGAATACCGGTTCTGGTCGCCTCTTCTCGGCCAGGAAGCCTTGCGCATCTCGTATTACAACGAACGTGGGCATGAATACTTCTGCATCGTTCCGGCTGAGAATGGTAAGGGCTTGAGAGAACTCCGCCAGCGCGCCGCCGAACGGTTCTATGATGCCGTATCATCTGGGCATGATCCAGGCGAGGTCAGAATATGAGTGTCATTCCTCTTACCACTATTGAAAACCAATGCAACCGTCATGCGGTCGATCTCCTTCGAGAGATGTTGGCTCGGGCTGAAAAGGGAGAAATTGTGTCTTTTAGTGGTGTTTTCTGGCTGCGCGGTGGCAATTATGAAACAGTTAGTTCTGGGGAAGAAAGTCGCTTGAAGATAGTCGGCGCATTGATGCAGATCATCATCGATCGCCTTGGAGCAGAGTAATGGCCAATAACCCTGATTCACCTAAGGATGATGGCAAGATCGGTCTTCCCAGGATCGATAACGGCATGAACAAGCTCCCACCCAAGAAGAAATCGGGTGGTAAAGGCGTCAAGGAAGATGGATCGTTCGGCAACGACAATGATCCAGATCAGAAGATCCTGCTCACGGCCCGTAAGCGCTTCGAGCGCTGCATCTCAGCCGAAGGCGATAACCGAAAGGCGGCACTGGAAGACACCAAGTTCCTGAAGGGCGATCAATGGCCGGCGGATGTCGCCGCTCAGCGCAACACGGACAAACGTCCCTGCCTGACCTTCAACAAGCTCCTGACCTTCGTCCATCAGGTTACCAATCCCCAGCGTGAAAACCGGCCAGCGATCAATCTGAGCCCTGTCGGCGATCAGGTGGACAAGAAGGCTGCCGCCATGTTCGGCGGCATCTTTCGGTACATCCAGTACGAATGCCAGGCTGACATTGCCTATGACACGGCTTTTCAACAGGCCGCTTCCTCCGGCTATGGCTATTGGCGCGTGGATACCGAATACGAGTCACCGGATAGCTTCAATCAGCGCATCATTGTGCGTCGAATCCGCAATCAATTCACGGTGTACATAGACCCGGATGCGCAGATGCCCACCGGTCAGGACGCCAAATTCGGCTTCATCAGCGAGATGGTGCCGAGTGATGAGTACAAGGAACAGTGGCCCGATTCTCAGATGGTCAGTTTCAACCCATCCGGGGCGGGCGATACCTATAAAGAATGGGTGAGCAAGGACTCTATTCGCGTAGCCGAGTACTACAACATTGAGCATGAGATGCGCGATTTGGTGCAGCTCGATAACGGCCATACCGGCTGGAAGGACGAGCTATCCGCCGAGATTCAAGCTCAGATTGCCAGTGGCGCCATCTCCATTATCAATGAGCGCAAGTCCGAGCATAAAAAGTGCATGTGGTACAAGATGAATGCGCTTGAGATATTGGAGCGTACCGAAGTCAAGACAGACGGTTTCGTGCCGATTGTTCGAGTGGTCGGTGACGAGATCGATGAGCAAGGAAAGGTGACCTATTCCGGTATCGTGCGCCATGCCAAAGATCCTCAGCGCATGTACAACTATTGGCGTACCACTGAGGCTGAGATTGTTGCTCTGCAACCAAAAGCACCATGGGTGATGGAAGAGGGCCAGGTGGAGGGCCATGAGGGAGCCTGGAAACAGGCCAACACCAAGTCCTATGCCTACCTTCTTTACAAGGGAACCAACATCGGCGGCAAGCCTGCCCCACCGCCTCAGCGCCAACCTATGGTGCAAGCGCCAAATGGCGTACTCCAAGCCATCCAGGGCGCGGCGCAGGACATGCAGGCCGTCACCGGCATACGCTTCGACGCCACCATTGCTGAGCGCATGCATGACGAGTCGGGTAAGGCGGTTCATGAGATTCGCCGGTCCGATGATATCGGGTCATTCCATTATTCGGACAATCTGGCCCGTGCCCTGCATTACACCGGCCTCCTGTTCCTCAAGATGTTCCCGCATTACTACGACACCAAGCGGGTCCTTACGATCATCCGGGAAGACGGTAAAGAGCAGTCGATCCGCCTTGATCCGAATGCCGCCAAGGCCCTCCAGAATGGCAAGAGCGCGGATGGCAAGTCTCTGCCCGTCTTCAATCCGACTATCGGAAAATACGGGGTACGGGTCACTGTTGGGCCGAGCTATGCCACCAAGCGCATCGAGGCTTCGGACCAGATGCTGAAGTTTGTCGGCTCCATGCCGCCTGAGCTGGCCATGAAGGTCGCTGATCTCATCGCAAAAAATATGGACTGGCCGGATGCCGATCAGTTCGCCGCCCGTCTCGCCAAAGGCTTGCCGCCTAACCTCCTGGTGCCGGATATGGCGGATGTGGATCCACAAATCCAGGCGCTTATCCAGGCGTTGCAAATGCAATTGCAACAGCAAACGGTCCAAATGCAGCAGATGGCCAAGCAGCTTCAGGACCAGACGGCCGATCGTATGCTTCTGGCCGACAAAAACGAAAAGGACTTCGAGGCGAAGGTCATGGCGGTTATACAACGCGCGCTTGCAGCAGACCAGAAGAACGCAACTGGCATGACTGACCAGCTTATGCGCGCCTATGACATGCTCCATCGCCATCAGTCGGATGCCAACGATTCCGGGGAGAATCCCCAGCAATGACCGTACCCGTGCGGTACACGGGGTCCTAATCCATAGGTGATCTATGCCCGACCAAGCTGCCCTCGATATGGGTACCAACAGCCGATTCCAGCCAGCGCTTTCGGCGACGTCTGATGCGCCCCAAGCACCCGCTCCCACGCCAACCCCTAACACCGAAGCCACTGGCGCAGTTGAAAACGATGGCAAGACGGGTGTAGATTCCGCCTCAGCCGCTCCCGCTCCCAGTGGGGAAAATACCGAGGCAACGGCTACCTCGGACGATGCCGGCGATGGTTCCGCCGCGAAACCGCAACACAAAGGCGGCTTTCAGAAACGAATCGACGAACTCACCAAGCAGCGTGAGGAATTTCGGCGCGAGAAGGAAGAATATGCTCGCCGGCTGGATGAAACCCTGAAGATCCTTCAGGAGCGGAAAGCCCCCGAACGTACCGAATCGCGTACCGAAAATACGGACGATCCTAAGCCTACCCGAGATCAGTTCGATGATCCGGATCAGTACATTGAGGCAGTAACTCAGTGGTCTACCCGCGATGCACTCCGGAAGCATGAGGCTGAGGTAGCGCGTAAGGCACAGGAAACCCAAGCTGCAGGCGAGTTCCAAAAGGTGCTGACGAATTGGCACGAGAGCCGCACCAAGGCCGTTGAGAAGTATCCCGACTATGAATCCGTGGCGGAAAACCCGGATATTCAAGTCGCCCAGCATGTCGGCATGGCCCTGCTCCACGTCCCCAATGGTCACGACGTCCTGTACTGGCTAGGCCAGAACCCCACAGAAGCCGCGCGTATCTCTGCGCTTGGTGCCCCGCATGCAGCCATCGAGATTGGCAAGCTGTCGGAGCGACTTAACAAGCCCGCTGCTACGTCCAAGGCTCCTGCGCCGGTGAATCCTATTGCTGGTGCGCGCAGCGAAGCCGCTGGCGTCAGCCCTGAAGACGATCCGAATTACATGGAGCGCAGGCTCGAAGAGATGCGCAAGAAACGAACCTGATCGCCATGGCTAATCGATGCCATGGTCGGAGAACCAAGCCATGTCATCGAATGCCCTTCTTACCCCGAGTTTGATTACCAAGGAAACGTTGCCGATCCTGGTCAATAACCTGGTCGCCGCCAACAAGGTCAATCGTCAGTTCGAGAACCAGTTCGTCAAGATCGGTTCCTCGCTGACTGTCCGTAAACCCAACCAGTTTGTCGTAACCAATGGTCCCGGCCTGTCGGTCCAGCAGATTTCCGAGCCTTCGACCAGCATTACGATCTCCTATCAGCAGCACGTGGACTTCCAGTTCAACTCGCAGGAGTTGACGCTGACCATCGAAGAGTTCCGCGAACGTTATCTGCTGCCAGCGGGCGAACAGCTTGCCAACTCGCTTGATCAGACCGTCCTGGCCAACACCCCTCAGGTCTTCAATGAAGTGGGTACGCCGAGTACGCTGCCCAACAGCTTCGCCAGCATTGCTGCAGTCGGTCAGCGCATGGACGAAGGCGCGGTACCGCAGGCCAATCGCACGCTGATCCTCAATCCGGCGGCGTACTGGTCGATGGCCAATGGCCTTGTGAACCTGTATGTACAGTCCGTGGCAGAGCCGGCCTTGAAGGGCTTCCTGGCCAATATCGCCAATTTCGAAATCTACATGGACCAGAACACCTACACGCAGACGGTGGGTGCCTATGGCGGGACGCCAGTCGTGAACGGCGCTGGCCAGACGGGTAGCTCGCTGGTAACTGGTGGCTGGACGGCTTCGGTCAACGGTCTATTGAACGTGGGCGACGTCTTCACCATCGCTGGCGTTTTCGCAGTCAACCCGCGCAACAAAGTTTCCACGCAGCAGCTTCAGAACTTCGTGGTTACCGCGACGGCCAATTCCAGCGCTGGCGGCGCATCGACGATCTCGATCTATCCGGCCATCACCACCAGTGGTGCGTATCAGACCGTCACCAACTCGCCGGCCAACAACGCGGCCATCACCGTCAAAGGTACGGCATCCACCCAGTACGCCCAGAACATCGGCTTTACGAAAGACTGTTTTGGTCTGGTCTGCGTGCCGCTGGAATTGCCGGAAGGCGTGGACTTCAAGGCGCGCGAGACGTTCCGGAATATCTCGATGCGGATCATCCGTGCCTATGACATCAATAATGACGTTTTTCCCACGAGGATGGATATCCTATACGGTACAACCACCTACTATCCGGAACTCGGCGTCCGTCTGACCAACTAATCGGAGATCGCACACATGGGCATCGCAACCACTTCTACCATCGCAGCGGCTACCCGCCAGCTCTCCGACCAGAACTCGCTTGGTACCGTCCTTGGTGCCAGCGCGACGGACAACATCGGGTTCTATGGTCTGTCGCAGGGCGTTCCGCAGGCCACGCCTACTGGTTATTCAACCGTCCAGACGGTTGGCTCTGGTCAGGCTCTAAACTCGCAGAGCGCCACGACTGGTGGTGTAGGTACTACCCAGTACACCGTTGGAGACCTTGTTGCCATCCTCAAGGGCTTGAACCTCATCAAGCCGTGAAAATGACGTAGACTTAAAGGGCCATATCTCGCAGTGGGGATATGGCCCTTTTTCTTTGAGGATCAGCCATGCAGAAACAGCAGCTCTACCATGTTCGTGTCTTGGCAAGGAATCCAAAGACGGGTAATGAAACCTCGATTGACGTTGGCCCAGCCATGATCGAGGAACAAGCCCAGCGGTTGCGCGATGCGATCGCCATAAAGATCCGCGAAGGTAAGGAACGCGACTGGTCCGATCCCATTATCTATCCCGTATACGCCTGAGAGGTAACTACCGTGGAAAATCTCTGGAAACTCATTGAAGCGACTGTGGAAACGGAATTTCATGACCTGGCTGTCGAGGCCAAAAAGGAATGGGGCGAGATCAAGGACAAGCTGGAAGGCTACGAAAAGGAACTTTCGGGCGATGCCTATGTACCCCAGGAATATCCGAAGATGGTCGGCGATAAGGTCGTGCATAACGCCGAGGAAGAATCTGCTATTTCGGTTATCAAAGAATGAGCCGCCTCAATGTCATCTCTAACATCGCGATGGACTTGGCGATAAACCTATTTGGGTACAAGCCGCCTGTTCATTACGGTCGAGAACGATCGATGCAATCACCGACTACGCAGTATCACAAGATGAAAGCTGCCCGTGAGAAGCGTGAGCGTCGCATGCAGCGCAATCTTCGCATGAAGGAGGGTTAGACCATGCAAGCCGGTTACCCGAAAGTGATGAAGCATCCGGCCTTCGTCAAAGGTTTGGCGCAAGAGGTTTGGCCACGAAATTACAAGCCTCAACCGGGAGAAGTGGAATTTCCGGGTACATCCGATCGATTCCCTGATGTGACGGTAGTCGATCCGGATCAGCAGGAATGGTACGAATCAAGGGGGTATTACCCAGCGGACGGCACGCCTTCCCTTCTCGGATTTACCGGTCCGAATGCGGAGTTTCAGGAGTATCCGAAGTTCATTCGCACACCGGACGGAGAAGAACTTTTAGTGAACTCGGTCGAGGAAGAATCTAAGGCCATGGGTCATGGCAAAGTACCTTGCATGCCTTTGATCCAGGCGGAATCTGATAAGCCACCGCGCAAAAAACCAGGACCTCCCAAAGGATATAAGCGTAAGCCGAAAACCGATCACATGAAGGTGACTGACTGATGGGCATCCAACCGCTCGATAACCGCATCATCGTCAAGCCCTTCCCGGCCGAAGCATTGACGTCCTGGGGACTGGTACTGGTCCAGCTCGAGGAAGAGAAGCCGATGGCCGGTACGGTCGTTTCCATCGGTCCTGGACGCAAAAATGACGATGGATCTCGCCAACCGATGCAAGTTAAGGAAGGCGATCAGATCATGTTCGGCAAGTACGCACAGCAACCGTTTCAGCATAACGGCGAGACGCTTCTCGCGATGTGCGAAATGGATGTTCTCTTCATCATGGAGAAATAGGCCATGGCCACCGCTCAGAGTCTTATCCAGACAGCGCTCGAACAGCTTGGTGTGTATGCACCAGGCGAAACCATAACGGATGCGGACGCTGAGCGTGGCCTGCAGCTTTTGAATGCGATGATGGATTCGTGGTCAAATGAATCACTCATCTGCTATGCCATTCAGGAGCAGAATTACACGCTACAGGTAGGTGTGAACCAATACACTATTGGTCCGAGCGGCACATGGAATGGAACACGTCCGCTGAAGATCATCGAAGGACCCGTGGCGGCGTACATCATGGATCAGAACCAGAACCGCTATCCGGTGGAAGTGATCCCACGTGATCGCTGGAACATGATTGGATTGCTGACCAATACGTCGAATATCCCGGATACGATCTTCTACGATCCCCAGTTCCCTCTAGGCATCATCAACGTCTTTCCGACCCCCAATCAGGGCAATACGCTGTACTTCGATGCCTACCTACAGCTCACCGACTTCGCTAATTTGACGGCGACGCTCAATCTTCCGCCTGGCTATGAGGCTGCGATCTTCAGCAACCTTGCGGTATGGATGAAGCCGTTCTTCCGCGATGCGCAGCTCGATCCGGATGTACGCGAACTGGCCTCTAAGACACTAGGTAACATCAAGCGCACCAACATTCGCGAGAACATCGTCAATTACGATCCTGAGATCGTCAGCCGGGCGACTCCTACCTACAACATTTACCGCGATTCGACAGCAGGTCGTTAACGTGGAAACGCCTTTCCTAGGTGGTACCTACCAATCCTTCTCATCGAATCTCGCCAATGATCGATGCATGAACCTGTACCCTGAAGTTGTCGAGACGAAACAGGGTAAGCAGGTGGGCGGTTTCTACTCCATACCCGGCCAGAAGCTTCTACAAGTCCTCACCAATAGCGGTTCAGGCGCGGTATCTGGACCGATGCGAGGTATCCATAAGACCTCCAACAAGAAGCTTGTAGCCGTATTCGGAAACCAAGTCGTCCAAATAGATATCAACGGCGTAGTGACCCCACTTGGTCACTTGAATACCGCATCGGGACCTGTCTCGATCATCGACAACGGAAGACAGTACGCCGTTTTCGATGGCTTCCAGGGATGGTCATGGAGCGGGAGCGCTTGGGCACAGATCACGACCATTCCTAATTTCCCATTGATCGCCTGCGAACAGGATGGATTCGGCATCGTAGGGATTGCCGGAACGAACCAGTTCTATCAGTCCAACCTCAACGACTTGACGACCTGGGACCCACTCAACTTTTCCAGCGCTGATTCGAATGCAACCAATATTCAGGCGATCTTTACGCTTTTTCGTCAGCTTTGGGTACTGAAAGAAAATGCCATTGAGATTTGGAATAACGCGGGTCTTAATGGGTTCGCCTTTCAACGCATGGACGGTGCGTATGTGAATGTAGGGTGCGTCGCGCCCTTCTCGGTAGCTACCAGCGAAGACCACATCTTTTGGCTAGGCCAGTCGGATGAAGGTTCCCTTCAGGTTTACGTCAATAATGGCTACTCGGAACAACGCATTTCAACGCATGCCATCGAGTATCAGATTCAAAGTTACCTGGCTATGAGTTCCATTGGTATCGCTGATGCGATTGGTTTCTGCTACACGCAAGCCGGTCATGTGTTTTATGTACTGACTTTCCCATCTGGCAATGCCACATGGGTCTATGACATGACCATCGGTCTATGGCATGAGCGAGGTGAATTCATCAATGGGTCTTACAACCGATGGGACCCGTCCTGCTATGCCTTCTTCAACAAACAGCATGTGGTCGGTTCTTCGACGAATCAGCGGCTTTCTGTGCTTGATCTTACGTATCCCACAAATGATCTGGCGACGACACCGCCGTCGAATCCTAAGCGGTGGATGCGGAGGTGGAGGGCATTGAAGAAGCCCATGCAGGAACCTGTACGACTGCAATCACTCAAGGTAGATATGCAAACCGGCCTGGCGGTAGGAACGGCCACCAAAATCACCAATCAGGCCGATCCTTTCGCCCTTGGTGCATGCAATGTGGTTATCACGCTAGGTTCTAATGTCTATCGGTATGCGATGGGATATAACAGCTCTCAAAGTTTCACCGGCACCTATGGTGCCAACACATTCCCGCTTCAGATTACCGTAGACAATACGGGCTTCATCAGCCTGAATTACACGGGTTCAGCGACTACGAATGCATTTGGTGCCTTTGTCGAGGTAGAGCCTCAATATGCCTTCAATGGCGCCCAGCTCAAGCAGTTCATAACTCAAGGTCCGGCTGTTTCGTTTGGCGCCTATATGTCTTCGGATACGGTCCAGGGGGGCGGTGTTTACTACAACGCGCCTTACTCACCGGTACCGGTACATCGCTATGGCATCACTGGATACAACACCGGTGGCGTTACCCTAAATCCGGGTACTTGGCTAGGATTTTCCTCCCTAGCGACCCAAATATTGGTTGTAGCGGCCTCGCCGACTTCCAGTCCCGTCATCCTGAAATGGTCGGACGATGGCGGTCATAACTGGTCGAATGAAATGCAGTCATCTTCCGGAGCTACCGGCGAAACGGCCTATCGGGTCATGTGGAGACGTATCGGATCCACTCGCCGGAATCGTGGCCTGGACCGTATTTTCGAGATTTCGAGCGAGATGATGATCCAGACTTGCCTAGTGGGGGCTTCGATCGGAGATGGCTGAACTGCCTCCTATCCGTATGCTGAAAGCCACGTTCCACGTGGAACGTGCTTTGGAACAATTAGCCGCTCATCCTGAGCTATGGAATCAGCACACCCATCGAACCCACGGTTACGGAACGCCCCATCGGACCATTGACGATATTTGGGTCCGCTATAACGACTTATCGAAGTACATCGGAGATCGGTCGTTTTTCGCCGACGAACACGACTCTGTATGGTATCCGGGAGCTGAAATGATCCCGGCAGTCGTGGATTTGGTCATGGATCTGATGGGCGAGGTACGCGGCGAACGTTTAGGAGGCGTCCTCATCACCCGAATACCGGCCGGGGGACAGGTTGATCCCCATGTCGATCAAGGCTGGCATGCCCGCTATTACGACAAATTCTGCATTCAGTTGATGGGCAATCCTGAACAAGCCTTCTGCTTTCGCGGCTATAGCCTTTCTGCCCTTCCAGGTCAGATTTATACCTTCGATAACTCCCGTGAACACTGGGTGACAAATTCGTCGAAAGAGGACAGAATGTCGCTCATCGTGTGCATAAAGGGTGCTCATCGTGTCGAATTTGATTGACTCCATTCGTGGCTCCCTTCGATCAGATGAGTTGATCACCTTCGATATGTACTTCGCATCTGTCCGCTCCATGCAGTTTCATCCTGGCGCGGGGACCAAAGAACACACGATTGTTACGCGAGAAGAGTGCGCGCAAGAAGCGCTTGAGATGATCAAACTCCGCCGAATCTTGGCTGGGGCCGATGCCGAATGAGGTGAGACATGCCCTGGGGCTTTGCAGCAGCAGCAGTTGGTTCCATTGTTGGCGGGGTGATGTCCGGCCAAGGCGCTCAAGACGCCGCTCAAACGCAGGCCAATGCGGCCAATGCGGCCACTCAAGCCCAGCTTGACATGTACAACCAGAACGTCCAGCGGCTATCGCCCTGGACCAATGCTGGCGGATCGGCATTAAGCACCCTTCAGGGTATGATGCCGACGCTGACCCAGCAATTCGGGGCGCAGCAATATCAGCAATCTCCGGGCTATCAATGGCAGCTTGGCCAGGGCATCAATGCCATCCAGAATTCGGCAGCCGCCACCGGTGGTGTCAATTCTGGCAATACCATGAAGGCTCTAATGAGCTATGGCCAGGGCCTCGCCAATCAGGACTACTACAACGCCCTGAATGCCTATACGAATTGGCAGAATCAGGTCTATAACATGTACTCGGGCATCTCAAACACGGGTGCGAACGCCGCTGGGCAAGTGGCTGGGATCGGTGCCAATACCGCCAATGCCATCGGCAATAACATCACTGGCGCGGGCAATGCTCGGGCCGCTGGCCAAGTGGCCGCTGGCAATACCATGGGCAACACACTGAGTAGCCTTGGCAATCTAGGTTTGATGTATCAGATGCAGGGTGGCTTTGGCGGTGGTGGCGGAGGGATGCCAAACATCCCCAGTAGCGCCTATACGCCCGATTATACCCAAAGCTTTGCACCATCCGGCATCATGGGGGCCTAGCGATGCCCATCGACCCGTCTATCGTGCTTTCCGGGGTTCAGGGACCGCCACAGCCGATTACCCTAAACTCCATCGCGCAAATGATGCAGATGCGTCAGCAAGCGCAGCAGATGCAGCAGCAGCGCGCCATCCAGAACTCGCTAGCCGCGATCTACAGCGATCCTTCCAATCTTGGGCCTGATGGCATGCCTAATGCTCAGGCCATGCTTAAAATCGCCCGCGTTTCACCTCAGGCAGCACAGAGCATGACCGCACAAAAAGCGGCCATTGATGAAAAACTGGCGATCACCAGCAAAGACCAAGCAGAAGCTGGTCTGCAGGCTCAAAAGAACATCCAAACGATAGTGCGCGATCCGGCTCTGAATGCCTATGACGAAGCTCTGGCATCCGGCAAAAGCCCCCAGCAGGCGCGAGATATCGCCCAGAAAATCTACTCCGAGGGCCTGGATAGCCTTTTTGCGGGCGGCTATGTCTCGGACGCCATGAAGTCGCAAGTTCCGCAGAACTTCGATCCGGTACGAGTACGAGCGAATAGCCTGTCCTATAAGGATGCTCAGAACCTTGCTGGCAAGAAGGAAGATCGTGCCGAGAAGGAAGCCTATCAGAGCGCACAGCTAAAGCTAGGTGAGGCACGCCTTGGTCTAGAAGAGCAGCGCGTTGGCATTGAAGGAGCTAGGGAGCGTCGAGAGGCTGGCAAGGATCAGGCGGGTGGCGGCCAAGATCTTTCGGATGACGCCATCAATAATGCTGCGGCGCGTTATAACCTGGACGGGACCCTTCCTCCGATGGGGATGGGTAAAGCCGGGATGAATCTTCGTACTGAGATTCTTAACCGCGCCGCCAAGATGGCGTCCGGAAAAGATCCAACCGAACAGCGCGTTCAACAAATCGCCAATAAAGCGGATGCAT